CACCTTCGCTTTAAATTCGGGTGAGTGGTTTCTACGTTTTCTTGTCATCATCTGCTCCAGTCTTTCTGGGGACTATCAAAACAGATCAATCACTTAAAGTCATGTCCGAAAATTGGGGGCCACTTCTGTGCGCTTCTTTTATCGATTGCAGTTCTTCTTTGCGGGCAAAGGTTTTAATCAACACAAAGCAGGCCAGCAGAAACAGCACATTGAGCACGGTGGCCAAGATGGGCCACCAGGTACGAATAAGCTCTAACGTCATTCACGCCCCCTTTTTTCGTGGTATCGCTGGCAATCAATGCAGCGCGCGGCGATGGGCTCGGCATCAATGCGCTCAGCTGGGATTAATTCACCACAGCGAATACACCAGTGATTGCCTTGCTCATCGATGTCAGGTGTATCCCGATGGCGGTGTTGATGGGCGTTAAGCAGAGCGCTTTCAAATATCTCGTCGCTGATTTGGGCGCGGTCGGCCATGTCGGTCATCGTGCCCCCTTAACGCGCTGACGTTTTAAGGGTGGTTAAACCCTGTTTAAACGCGTTTTTAATGGCGGTGGTATGGCCGCGTTTGTCCATGGTGCGCCATCCCATGTAGGTCAGGAACGGGGCAATCAAGATGCCTGCAAATTCCATGTTCGCGCCGTTGCCTTTGTCGAAGGCAGCCAGCGCATCAAACGCAAAGATGTAAGCGATACAGGCATAGAGTGACAGCCGCGCACCTTTGGGACGGGTATGACGCACATACTCATCTTCTGCCGCATCCCCCGCGCGAATGGTGGTTTGGGTTTCGCTGTGCTCGGCTTGTTTGTCGCTGAGTTGCAATTCCAAGCGGCGGTTCTTCTCTTTCTCTAGCTCGATCTTGATTTTCTCAAGCTCGACCAGGGCATCTGGCGGCAGCTGCGCCACCAGTTGCTCGACTTTCTGCGCCTTGGCCTGTTTGCCGTTAACGCTGCTATCAACATGGTCAACCAAGTTGGCCAGGTCTTTGGCGACGTCTTCGGTTTTGCCGCCGAACAGAGAGCCAATACCGCGAAGCACGGCGGGGCCAAATTCCGTGGCAAGACTTGCAACGGTGGCAATGGTAGCTAATGCCATGGTGCTGCCTCCTTATGCCAGGGTGATGGCTTCTAATGCCAGTTCATCAATGCGGTTAAACCAGCCATTGAGAAAACGGCGCTGCTTCGGTTTGCGGCCAACCAGCCTGGCGTAAAAGCGCGCACGTTCAAGGCTGAAACGGGTGACGAGCACAGAGGGTGGGGCGCATTCTGTGGCAGCAATGGTTTTCGGCCCTGCTTGGCCATCGTCCATCACACCCACAGCGCGCTGCAGCTGCTTCACCGCATTGCGTTTGCCGTGTTGAACGGCAGCATCAAACAGCATAAAGGCGGCTTTATCGGGCAGCTTGTCGCAGCCTGCGCGCAGCCAGAAATCACGGTGATAGATGGCAACAGCGTCATCGATGGTCAGCGCTGCAATATCAACCTCGGGGTAACTGCGTTTGCTGATACCAAATTGGGTCTCGCCGCCTGCATCAAGCGGGTCGTTGACGTAGCCCCCTTCGCGCTCAAGCACGAAGTGAACCGCGTGACAAAACGACGGGGAATAGGGGGTGTTGCTAGAAAGGGTGTTCATGACAGAAACCTCGTTGTGTGGTTGCTGTCAGGTTATGGATTTAGGCGAGGGTGGGCGGATTACCCTTGGTGATTGTTTTTGCGCAGACAAAAAAAGGCCCCACAGTGTGGGGCGTAAAGTTGGCAAAAAGGCGGTGCGTTGAAATATTTGGGGAGCTATTAACCAAACAAGTCGGGTTGCCTTTTTGTTATCTCCATCTTACGCATACGGGCGCATACTTCGTAAATGGTTTTCTCTGTGACGTCGTAGCGCCTCGCAAGAACTTTTGTATTCGTGCCGTTGAATTCATTCCAGATGTGCATGTCTCGAATTTGTTGGCGCAATCTGTCGCCCCGAGGCAAATACACCTGCATGCCGCCCATGTACTCACCGATGTCGAGCACGCACTCAAGCGCGAGTTCAGGAATGTCGATCCCGCGCTTACTCAGGCGCTGCTGCAGCACGCCATGCAATTCGAGCAAGATGGTTGGCCAAGCATTGTGCTCGTCCGGCAGATGGTCGAGATGTTCGAGCAGGGATGGGTTGAGATGCCCATCCCCGAACAGGTCAGTTTGCTTTGTTTTCATGAGAGCCCCATTTCACCTTTCCGTAGATACCTTTATTGCAGATGGATCAAAAAGGATCGTCAATGGTGGATTTCCCGTTTGGGGTGGGAATGGGGCTGTAGGGCAGATTGGGACTGAATATTTGTTGTTTGAATCGTTCGATTACGACATTAGATTTTTAAGGGTAACGAAATAGAATCGAGGCCCTATACTGCTGCTAATGAAACATAGTAATTTTTCTTGAAGAGGAACTGCTGAGGTTTGCTCAGAACACTTTTAGCTAGAGCGTCTGGATTATCCAAGAAAAATGTTGAACATTTTTCTTGGATATCTTTACTGACGCTGCTCTCTACTCTAAACGACAACATATCGAACTGTTCACCATCAAAATAGATCGAAACAAATCGTTGTTCTTTTAAACCGTGCGATAGTAGTTGGTCAAACAAGACCCTGCCTTTGTATTTAGAGTGCATGTCGTTTTGAAGTTCATCACAATAATAATCCAAGCCCAAAGCAGTTAGCGATAGGCTTACATACATAAATGTTTCATGCTTCAACTCTTGCAGTCTGTAATTGGGCATATACTTATAAACCTCTGATGAGCGTATGTGATTGTTCTATTCTTAGTAAAACATCATTAACTACGTTCACTGCTTCTGCTCTATCTGTTAGAACTCTAGTGTTGGCCAAGATACCGTTTGCATGGAACAAGCCATGTCTTTGGTCTTTATAATACCCATAACACTGGTTTATGGCTGTACATGTCTTCTCGCAGTCGATTTTTTCTCGAGCCTCTTCTGAAAGTGTAGCATGATAAACTTCATGTAAGTGAGGTGCAAACCCTTGCTTACCTATGACAATTCCTTTGCTAGCGAAAAGCCCCTTCACGTACCCTTCTAAACCTCTTAGTGCTGGAAACGCGAATACTGTGTAATCCGTAAGTTCAATATCTAGTTTAACTAATGCTAGGCTTGGAGATATTATGGCTTTAATTTTCGCATCAAGTTCGTCAAAAGAATATGGTAAAGTAGCGCTCATTTCGCCAAGAATTTCTTCTGCTTTTATTCCAGTTTTGACTAAGTTCAGCTGTGATTGGACGATATCTCTTAGCTCTAAGAACTCACATAAAAACTCAATGACCTGATTGTGGAGGAGAACAGGGCTTCCTTGAATCATAAATGTTCCTTTGTCGTAGTACGTCAAAGTCACATCATCACCTTGGCAGCCTATTACTTTGTGTTTTTGCCCATAAGGTATTTCTGAAGTGGTTACTGTAGCATGGCATTCTGTTACTAAATACTCTAGTAATAGATCCATGTTTTCCGCATTTAGGTTTCGAATAGAGAAGGACTCTCTTGATGCAACGGTTATTTGACAGTTTTCAACTACGTGACCAGCCAACTTGTTGGATAGCGCAAGATTAGCTCCTTGGGGCAGAAGTGTAGTCCGGCCTTTATCCTTAAAGAAAAATCTGATCAACGCCTCAGTTGGCTCCCCTTTTAGTTGTATAAAAATGTTCTGGCAGTTTTTGCCTGCGTCGACAATCCTTAAAGTTTCAAATTCAGGATGGGATCTAAGTGCATTTTCAATTAATGAACGGTCGAGAGCAATATTCGTATAGGTCATGAACTAGCCAGTATTCTTATAATTAGGACGAACGCATGGTATCAAACGTATGTGTCTAGTTAAATACTTGATATTCTTTTTGGTGCATATTCCTACTTCCTTGCGTTAAGCTTTGTGAACAGGTAGATATCCCCGTTAAAGGTCGAAGAGTTTGAGTTTACGGTTGCTGACAGGCACTATGAGGCTTGGTTTTAAATTCAAAGTTAAGGGCTATTTTCGAGTAATTCGACAGATATGAAATTTAAATGATTTTGTTCAATTTCTAGTTCTTTTAACCCATAATTTTAAAGCTTCAATTATCAGTAGTGCTTGTTCATCATCACACCAACCAACATGATCAACCCCTTTTCTATCATGACTTTTGGTCATCCTCCGCACATAGGCATCAAGCGCCGTTTCTGAACCATCGCGAATAATGCCTTCCTTGGACATGGTGATCCAAAGGGCGCGAATTTTTGAAGTAACGTCCGGCTTGCCCTGTGTTTTTGGGCTTAGACGTTTCTTTGGTTGCTTGGGGTTGTTGCTTTTCTTGCGCTTGAATCCCTGACGTTCCATTGCACTCAACACTTTGTTGAGTTCTTCTACTCCCATTGCCTTGCAGCTGTCGCTGCCTGTTTCCCGTTTTAGCAGTGCGCGGTAGGTGTCATCGTCTAACTGCAGTTCGCGTTTACCGACGTGTATGAGTTGAATTAGGCGTGTTCGTTGCTGCATGGTTATTTCTCCTTAATCCACCATTCTGACACCGCACCGAGTTGTGCGAATTCGACTGCGATCAATTCGTTGTTGTGGGTATAGCCATAAGTGACTGAGCAGGGCGGAGCATCGAATTCCGTTACGGTTGCATCTTTGGTTAATGCCTCTGCTTCGATGGTAGTTGCCTTTTTAAAGCCAATTAACGCTGTGTTTAAACGCGGTTTACACATGGTTTATTGCCGTTGTTAATGCGCTAAAAAAGCCCCGTTTGCTTTGGCATTCGGGGCTGAGGATACTTGCTATTCAGTCTCTTCAAGTACTGGCGGTTTATGTGTCATGCCGAGCAGGTATAGCAGCATGTCTGCCGCGCCTCGTTGGTAGAGTTCTTCGCTGTTAGCTGCATCGCTTTGAACTGCTCGTAACAGCAGCACCAAGTCTTCTGTTGAGTGCTTCCTTATCGCTTTTTCAAAGAAGGCGATGCGTTGCTCACCCAAATCGATATCTTCAGGCCCTCGCACGTTGGGGGTAATGATATCTAGCGTCGTGTTGAGTCTACGGGTCATGGTTCCCCCTTATAGCTTCGCTATGTCGAGTGGAATTTGACGGTAGCTGTCATCGCTGTTGCGTTCATACAAACGCAGATAACTGCTGGTGCCTGTGACTTGAATGGAATCTGCGATAGCATCCATTGCTTCGTTCCATTGGTCATCGTCGATATCGAGTTGGCGTAAGGAGAGCACTTGATTCACATCGATGCGGCCTTGCTTGTTAACACGGAACGCATGATCGACCAGTGCTTTGATGTGGTCGTTGACGTTTTCACTCCAGCGGTTGATGCAGGCATCAATGAGGGTTTTGGCGGCCTGAATGCGCTCATCAAACACGCGGTGTTCGCCTTTAGCGCGGACGAGCTTATAACGGCCATCGAAACTCATTAACGTAACATTTCCTTTTGTTCCACCATATTTCACGTCATAGGCTTCTGCGGATAGGTCAACAAAGTCGGTGACTTCATTCATCGCGAGTAGCTTAAACGCGGCCAACGCTTGCTGCTGTTGACGGGCGGCGGTGACAACGTTTTGAACCAGGTCATCACGGATCAGATCAATCGGTTTGATTTGGCTTTCTGGCACCATGTGACCTTGAGCGTTTACGCGGTAACCTTGTGGAATTTGAACTGTCATATTAATCCTCCCAGACGACACAGCAGCCAGAATGACGCGCAGCGCGAATGCGGCGAGTCAGGCCATTTACGGTTTCAGTGATTTCAATGCTTCGGTGCTGAAGTTCCGGCACGGGTGCATCAACGTGTATCACTAACGTTTTCTCGGTCTGTACTGTTCGAGTGACCTGGCAGTTGAGTTTCTGCAAGGTTCTCAATAGGTGTTTCACCTGATATTGCGGATTCAAATCTTTCATCTTGAATGCCTCACTCCATGAATTGAGTTTCAACCTTTTATTACCTTCTGGCTGATTCACGGTGTTCATTGTTTTATCAGTCGGTTGTAGCGATTCCCGACAGCCATGAGCTCACGCTTAAGCAACTCGATATAGAGGCGGTGGTAATTCCCCTTCATGCTCTCAGAGTCGGTCTTTGCCTGTCGCTCTAAGCGGGCGCAAACAGCAGCTGCGTCGTATTGACGTACTTTTGTTTGCTCACTGCTTGATTGGCGACAGAGCCTGTCTGACTGTTGCTTTGCATTTTTGGACTCAATACTTAGGCGAATAGGCGTGCTTAAACGCTCTTCAAGTTGGCTATTCGGGCAACCACTGCGGCAGGCTTTCCATAAACGGATCGCATTTGGTGTGCTGCCTACATGCTTCGCGTTCTGGTGTGCGAGGCATTTATGCTTAGGGATTTCGCCCAAAACAGGACACACAACGGTGTGCCCCATGTAGACGCTTTCCACCAAGCTTTGCACTCTCTGCATGTTGCCTTGGTATTTGCCGTTCAGTACTTGAGAGATCATCGCCTTGGATACGCCCATAGCATTGGCGACGCTGTTTAGCGAAGTGTCAGCCACTTGCTTTCTTAGTTCGTCAAGCCATGTCATTGGTCATATCCTCCTTGCTTGAACAATGCTGCTTTTGCCTTTCTTTTAGTGGAACTTGAAAGGGGTAAAGCTTCTGCTCGTTCTGATCCCAGCAGCCTTCTCTGCGCACAATTGGTGCGAGTCGGCCTGTATCCCTAATGAGTAGCCATTCAATCTCTTTACCTTGAGAAGGGCTCAAGCGCTTCTTCTCGGGTTTTCTTGAGCGTTCAACAACAAAACCGGATTTGTTCAGATAGATTAGGTAATTTCTTGCTGTGCTTTCCTCAACATCAATGGATGACACCAAATCAGAAACCGTAAACTTCCTGCCTATCTTCATGTTGTTCCATAACTTTTGACGTTTTGTTTTTTGATGCCTGTATCTGATTTTTGAGCCTATTCGCCCTCGTTGCCCCCAGACGGGCTCTGCAGATTCATCGACAGAAAAGCGCTTTGGATAACGCGTTTTGCCTTTGGTTTTTTTTTGAATAACCCAACCTTTTTTGAGCCACGTATTTAGGCTGTCTCTGCAATGCGTGATGTTTATTCCCGTTGCAGTTGAGATATCTCTGGCGGAGCTGTTTGGATGATCTTGAAGCCATTTCCAAGCAGTTTCTCGCAGGTTGCTACTAGCCATTTCGCAACCTCCATCAGTTTCGAGCCACTGTCATGAACAAATCGAGGCTTGAAATATCATCCATGGTGACAACGCCATCGGGGGGAGGGTTACCATTCACAGAGCGCTCGATTTTGCTGAGGGCCGAGAGAATGGTTCTCACAACACCGCGTGATTTGACTCGAATGTGATCGAGAACTGCATCATCGAGTTGGATGTGCTCATCGATCTCCATGAGTTCATAAGCGAAGGTGGCGACGTCTTGTAAATCTGCGGGTTTAAATTCGACCCATTCACTGATGCGGTTGTGAAGCTGTTTCCGATGGGAGATACGGCGGGCAATTTCTTCCATGCCGACTAAGACAACGGGTTGCTCTGTGTTGTCGTAAATATCACGGAAAGACTCCATGATCTTTTTACTTCCAACGACATAGTCAGCTTCATCCACAAACAGACTGAATTCATTTCTACGAACGCACTCGATAATGGAATCAAGAGTTTGGTAAGCACGTCCGGTAGAAACGAGGCCACATTCTTTGGCGATGCGATTCAGAATGCTTGTCGGGGTATCACTCGCACAGCAGCGAACGTATACGCCGTTAGTGGTATCGAGGTTAAAAAGGTATTGAAGGGCGGTAGTTTTACCAAACCCACTTTCGCCATGAATTAACCCCATTCCAGGAACAATTTGTGAGCGGGTGAGTAGGTTCTCAAGCAGTGCCATGGCGGCTGAGACGTTTTTTACATCGACAATTTTATTTCTCATGTCTATGATACCTTATGATTATGGTTGCTCTGTTGGAGCGGTCTATCAGGCTCACAATCTCCGTGAAAGATTGTGAGCCATCCCTTCTTACTTCAGGCGTTACCCAAAGCAAAAATCACTTAGCCAACCGACGAGATTTCCCGCCGGATTCAATATATTTTTGTATCTGTGGGGCCGTGAGTTGATGTGTGCGCATGTAGTTTTTGAACCACTTTTGCTGCCTCTCATCTAGCTCGTCACCGTTGATGATTATGTCTGCCATATCCCAGGCTATTTCGCGTTCTCCTTTTAGCATTCGAGCCTCTTGCGCTGCAGTACGCTCGGTTTGTTTTCTCCGTTGTTCCCTGTGGCGTTCAATTGCTTCGAGCTCCACATTGCTGCGTTCTGTTGATGACTTCACGCCTGCTTTTTCTAAGGCGGTGAGTAATTCGTTGTTGTGTTCGATGCTTTCTTTTGGAAATGGCACCGTATTGTTCTTTGCTTTCGCTTGAGCAATGGCTTCTGCGGCCAAATCATCAATGCCGAACTCCTCGGAATAACGCTTCATGTCGCGCTTAAATTGACGTAACTGTTTTTCGGTTTTGCGTCTGGCTTCGATGAAGGCTTGAGGGCTGATTTCACGGCCTATCAAGTCAGCGTTGACGGCCTCGATACACTCGCCATCTCCATGGATTGGATACAGGTAGGCTTTGGCTACATCACAGGGGTCGAGATACACATTAACGCGCTGGCGCATGTACTTTTCTTCCTGTAATTCAGGGGCACGATAAATCAGTTTGTTGACCTGTACGCCACCACGACGTATCGATTTTTCGCCTGCGAAGTTGAGCATGGCGTCAAGTGCGCGTGGGTTTGGCACAATCACTGGCTTATATTTCGTTTGTGAATATTTTTGGTAGGGGCTTAAACCCTTTAAGCCACTATGAGGTTTTTGGTGATAACTGTGTTCTAGCCAGTCATCCATAAACGCCTGAAACTCACTCGGTGTCATGCCGATGTTTAGGGCATCTTCATAGCGCTTTTTCTTGCCTTCACCAATTCGGGCCGCAAACTCAAGGCGGGCCTCAATAAGCTCTCTATCTTTGACGTTGTGACCGATGTAGTTGGGCATCACTTCCACAATACCGCCTTGGAAGGTGCCAAAAAAACGTTCGATGAAGGGTTTTTCCCAGCCAGAAAACGGGGTTGCTTTGACGTGTTTTACACCCAGCCCTCGAATGATTGAGACGGTTTTCTTTGCAACATAATCAGAACCGTTATCCGTTTTGATTTGCCCGTCTTCATTGGGTAGCCCCCAACTTAAAATTGATTTGCGTAGACATAGCGAAACAGCTGTCGCGGTAGATGTTGGGGCGAGTAACATTTTTACTCGACGAGTGAAAACATCAATACACGCGACGATGGAAAAGCGAACGAGTTTGCCGTCAACATTCAACATTATGTCAGTGGGTGTTGAGTCCATTTCCCAAAGATCATTGGGTTGATTTACCCAAGGCTCATGCTCTTGAATGAGGCCGCGCTCTTTACCGTAGAAGCCTTTGTGATTGGTGGAAAATGTGTATTTTCCCTGATTTGAGGTGACCCATTGCATTATCCAGCGTCGAAAGCTGGACGCTCCAGGTATCTTCCAGCCAGCACCTAGCTTCTCTGACTGGACGCACGCATATTCGCGCATTTTGTAAGGCTGATTTTTAAAGTGAGGCCGCTCTATCAACAAAGCGATACAGAACTTTTCGAGCTCGCTTTGATTAGCAATAACGCTGTCGCCACGGCGTACATTCGGCTTTCTAACAAGCGTTAAGATACCGCCTTCCTGTAGGCTGCTTTCCCAGCGATCTACAGTAGCGCGACTGATGCTTTTTACGGTCTCATAAACGCTCGTATCGAGCGGTAGCTCTTTGGCTTTAAACGCTTGCACAAACATTTTGTGCCCATGAGTTACTTGGTTGTCGAATGCGCGTAGGAAGGCTTCTCGATACTCGACGATCGTGAGTCGTGCAAAGGCAAGTGTCTTGTCTTTTTCAGGGCAAGTATTTAGAACGCCCATAGCTTGAGCTGAAAGAGTATGAATGCGATGTTTTAGCATTCTCTCTTCTTGGTTCAATTCGCTTATAAGCTCTAGAGCAGCATGCTCACCTTGAGGCTCAAGGACTGCATCTTTTGTTAATTCTGCAATTGTGGTTCTGGGTAAAGAACTTATGTGGTACTCGAAGCCTTTGCCTTCACCTTTGTTTCTTGTTTCCCAATTTTCTCGCTCGGCTTTGATTCTCATACCACGAGCGGTTGCCGGAACGCCTGGCAGACCTACGAGATCAAGGACGGAATACCATTGTTTATTCATTAGTTGTCCTTAATGCATCTTGTTCGAGAGCTTTGCCAAGCTCATCCATGATGCTCCTAGATAGTTTTCTGCAGGGCTTGTTTCCCGTCTCAGGTGCGAACGTACAGATGCAGTGATGGACTGTTCTTGGGTGAAACCCTTTCTCTTTAGCCCAGGCCGCTACGCTGTATCCTTGAGCTTTTAATGCGCCGCATATTTCATCGGCAGTATCTACCTTCATGTCTATGCTCCGTGTTAATCTCTATGTAGCTGTCTGTTTCGGTAAATTACCAAAGCGGACAATAAGACTCTAAGTGATCCAATAAGACTTATCAAGTCACTTTAGGACGGTAGATTGATTGCGCTGTGATTAAATTCGCGTGTGGTTTTATTAAATCTTTAAATATCAATTGGTTTAAACATGTCGAAAAATTTGGATGACGTTTCATTTCCAGAAGAGGGCTTTGATGCGTTCCCAGAAAGACTCAAAGAGATTATCGGAACAGCAACGTTGAAGGACTTTGCTGCTGCTGTTGGGATCTCTGAAGGCGGGCTCAGAAAGTACTTACCGCCCGCTCGTTCTGTTCCTTCTTTTGATAAGGTCTCCAGGTTCGCCAGATATCGTGGTGTGTCTTTGGAATGGTTATCGACGGGTGAGGGTGAGAAATACGCTCTTGAGTCCAATAGCTCTCAAGAGCTAGGTAAGGAGTTCGCACTAATTGATGGTTATCACAGCACCATCGATCAAATCTCAGATGATGAATATGCTGGCGAGGTTCGTAGGCGACTTGCGTTTAGGAAAAAATGGTTATCATGGCGCGGATTTAACCCCGACAATCTCAAAGTCTTTTTTGTTAAAAGCGCTGTTGAAGGAGGGTTAATCAATGGCGGTGATACTGTCATGATCGACTTCGCGGACAGAGTATTATCAGACGGTGCGTTCGCTCTTAAATTGAAAGGCGCAACAGTTATTCGTTGGCTCGTCGTCAAGGTTGACGGTGGCGTTGATGTTCACGCTGATATGAATCAAGCATCAATAGAATCTTTGTCTGGGACTGAAGCAGATAAGCTTAATCTACTGGGGCGTGTGGTTTGGCTAGGCAAAGACTTAAGTTGATACACATCTCAGAAACTAGCCGAGAAAAGGATCTAGTCAGTTCCTTTTCTGAGTAGGTGAGTTTCTAGTTAGAATGCCTTAATACCTTGTAGAAGCTGAACTTTTGCTATTTATGTAGAAAGGGATCTGAGTTCCTTTTCTCTGAACGCTTAAATTGGGAAGGGATCTGGCCTCAATCAAGCATAAAGCCTTTTACCTATTGGCCTGAACGCTGTTAAAAGTAACGGAACCTTTTCAATTTATCCGGCTTCTCTTTTTCGTGTTTCCTCAAAAAGAGCCTAAATCCCGTCTCATTTTATCCGGTTTCGATTTCCTAAAACCTCATGTCAAAAACAGCTTCAAACCCTTGGCGGCCTTGGGTTTGTCTCACCTATTCCCACCCGATCCCATTTATTCCCAATATTTCATTCTATGTGGTGGGTTACACGGTGCTTATGTAGGAGCAAAATTAGAGTTGATAGTTAGTGGTCAACTAAACCTTGGATTCAAAGTGAAATCCAATGAAGAAAAGGAATATTCATTTGAATTAGGCTCGGCAGTGAAAGGTATTCTTGCTATTGGAGTAGAGACGAATATCCGAGGTGGAGTTCGGTATTGGGTTGTTGAAGGATATTTCGAGGCGGGGGCTTCGGCTAAGGCTGAGGGGTTGTTCGAATTAGATTCGCCTAATGAGAGCGAGCTGAATTTGGTCTTCTTTCATAACGGTGTTGTAGCAAAAGTTTACATCGAGGGGGGATTTGGGATTTCCCAAAACGATGCAAAAGCTAGCACTGGTGGAGAGGACTTATTTGCTACCGATGATGATGGCAACGTTTTAGGCAAAAATACCAATGTCTCTGGTCCAAACAATGCGAAACTAAAAGACAATGGGGCAGAGAAGGAATGGCAGATTTGTCCAAAACTACCCAAAGAAAGTTCTAACTATAAAATACCTCTCAAAAGCTCAAAAAAGAAAGAGGAGAAGGGATGAGCACAAAATCTAAACTAAGTGTTGGTTTATTATCGTTATTTGTAATCACTTTAGGTATATGGAAAATCGGGGCGAAAGAAATGGACTCTCTTAGATACTTGGCATCGTTCAAAACCGAGAACAGTTACTGCTTTGCTTATATCAATGGGCTTGCGGCAGCAAACAATTTAAAAGCAAGCTCCGGTACCATTTCGGCGGGACTAAACGCTACCCCTTACCTCGAGAATGGCACTAACGACATCGCAATAAAAATGGCATCGATAACTGCCCCGAAAGATTTGGCTCTTTTACCAGACTCTCGCTGTGAACTACTAATTTCTGCAAACACGCCAGAGCAACAGTTCAATATAGCAAGCGTGATCGCAGATGCAGATGAAAACAACGAACCGACGGGAGCTAATACCCCTCAATATAATGGGAGCGATAAACTGGGTCCAGTGAGTGAAGGTAAACAGGCCAAATCCGTTTTATATGTTGTGGAACGGACCTTTGAAGCTAAAGGATTACCTAATTGGGCATGGACAACGGCTTCTCCTCTCTCAGATACAAGTGAAAATAGACAGAAAATCAAAGACAGGTATATGGACTTATGGCTTTTCTTGAAGCGGAAAGAAATTGATGCTCTCGAGGCACAAGCATCGATCGCGATGAGTGAAATGGCTCCCACGGAAAGTATGAGCCCACATGATTATTGGCTAACTATCGGCATCAATGAGGCACTCGATGATGGTAAAACCGCGATGCCAATAGAATGGGAACAATATGAAATTAAGTTTTATAAGGGAGGTAGACTTATTCGTCTGGAAGATAGTTCGGGTAGAACACCTTTAAAACTTGAAGACGCTGATACTGTGTTTTCCTATAACCCTTATCTTTCACTCGTTAACGGTAAATTAGTTATTACTAGATGAGTACTGAAAGTGTCCAGAAGAAAACAGCAACGTACCCAAAGTCAGCGTGATACTCAGTCTGGTGCTTTGAATATCACTCCTGAAGAAAAGAAAGGCCTGATTAAGTTTGGCTTAACCATAGGAACCATTCCTGTCGCCATAGTCGCTGCCATTTTTTCTGACAATGGTGGACAAATCCTTACGGCTTGGTTTGCGGGGATAGTAGGGTTGGCTGGAATACTGATGCTGCATAAACACCTTATCCAAGCTCAATGGCGGTATGAAATAGTTCAGGGGGAAATAGCGGGCTTTTCTTCTGTTGAGCAGTACGAGAAAGTGTATGAAGACTCAATTCAAGAACAGCGCACGGTGAGTTTTAGCAGTGTCTTTTATTTTCGATTTCAAGGTCGCGGGTATCTCGTAGAACATGTGATTTCGATGAATGGTCTGATGCTGAGGATATTGGGGTACAAAGCCGGAGAGCCTGTTGAAATGTGGGTGCCCATACATAAACCGACGCTTGCGAGAAAAAACAGCTTGTTTGGTCGCTATATCTACCTCAGCACCGGACTATTTTTCACTTTGATTTCAGTCGTGCTTTGGTATTTTGTCTTCACCAGTGACTTCTTACCGGGCTAATGGAGTTCAAAAAACTGAAAATAACCACTAGTTTGAGCCTACTACTCGTTTTTATGACAGGATGTAGTGAGAGCATGAGCATCTCAGCTAAAGATATTTTTTTGCCTAAAAAAGAAAACAAAAAAAGCAGCTTTAGCCCTAACTTTTCGCACACTCTTTACAATTGGTGTTCTCCTGCACACCTGCGGCTTTGTGCTGAAATTTTGCGAGTCTGGTATGAGAAGCGGCTATGTTGTTCGCATTGTACTGAAGGAAATTTTCTTACAGAATCACGCACAAAGTTAGTGCATGCTAATGGTGTGTCACTAATTACTGCCAACATGTATCATTAATCACCACATTGCTCGTTGTAACACATTGATTTGCATAGAGTGGAAATATCACTTTCTACTGCCATCCACACATCTTGTGGATGGTGTTTCTGACACCATAAGTCTGCAAATTAGCACCACAAGCTTGCAAATTGACACCATAAGATTGCACAACTACCCTTATTTGTAACAAAACAACATGCGGTATGTGCCCATGTATCGTCGCAATCTAAAGCACTCTCGCGTCAAAAACCTCTTTAAATTCTCCAGCTTAAAGAACAATGCTGTTCTTACCGTTGAATCCGCCTTAGAGTTCGATACCTGCTTCCACCTCGAATATTGCAAAGAAATTGTGTATTTCGAGGCTCAGCCGGAAGGGTTTCGCTATCAATTTGAAGGTAAAAAGCTGCCTTATACGCCAGATTTTCGGGTTAGCTATGAAGACGGACGTGAGGCATTTCTGGAGATAAAGCCTGCCAGCAAAATTGACGGGGATGAGTTTCGTCGGAAGTTTGTCCGCAAAATGGAAGTGGCAAAATCTTTGGGGTGTCCTCTGTCATTGGTAACCGATAACCAAATCAGAGTTAATCCAGTACTATACAATCTGCAGCTATTGCACCGCTATACAGGTATCGTTGGGGTAAATGCTATCCAGATGCAGTTGCTCAAAGTGGTGAGAGCAAGTGGATTAGTTTCCATCAATGACCTATCACAACGAATTCATGTTTCTAGTGGAGAGTTAAAAGCCAACGCGTTGGCGCTAATTTCACGTGGGCAATTGCAGGCAGAATTGAATAAAGAGAAATTTGGCATGCACAGTGTGGTGTGGATTGGAGCATGAACTCCAGTTGTGACGACGATAGCCTACCACTGTTCAGTAATGAATTCTCGCCGTCATCGAGTTCGGAAAATAACCCAAATAGCTCCCCAACCCAAGAACCACAAAAGCTAATAGAGAGGGATCTTGATAGCTATCCTGTACATTTGAAAGAAGAAGCTATCAAGCGCTTTCGACTACTCGCCTTTATCAATAAAAACCTAAATGGTGGCTGGACACCTAAAAACCTTAACCCGCTCATCCTGCAGCACTTTGAAGAAACAGGGCAATCAGACCCACCAAAAAGCCGAGTGGTGTGCAATTGGCGTAAAAGCTATGAATTGTCGGGAGGAAAGATCACAGCGTTGGTTCCAAAGCATCATCGCAAAGGTAATTACGAATTAAAGAATACCGGTGATGGCCCAATTTTTCATGACGCGCTGGAGCGATTCTTAAATGCACGAAGATCCTCGATAGCAACAGCCTATGAGTACTACAAAGATCAGGTTTTACTCAGCAATGAAAGGGTTGTTGAAGGTCAAATAGAGCCACTTTCTTATTCGGGGTTCAAAAAACGCATTAAGCAGCTTCCTCCCTATCAAGTCGCTGTTGCTCGGCATGGCAAATTCATGGCAGATCAGTGGTATGGACATTTCAGTGCACACAAGCCGCCAACACGCATTCTAGAAAAGGTCGAAATCGACCACACGCCACTCGATCTCATTTTGATTGACGATGAACTTCTTGTCCCTCTCGGTCGCCCTTACTTAACGTTGCTCGTTGATGTGTTCAGTTCCTGTATTGTTGGCTTTCATCTTGGCTACAGAGCACCAAGCTATGACTCAGTGAGCAAAGCGATTATTCACGCCACTAAGCCCAAGGACTACCTTCATAGTATTGCCAGCGACTTCCAACATGACTGGCCGTGCAGCGGAAAAATTGAGACGCTAAATAGCTGTTCCTAATAGTAGATCTCAAAGATAAGAGAAACTCAGTCCGCTTTGTGCGATCTGATCAATCGCCAAACCGAAACATACCGACAAAAGGACTGAGTGATGGCCATCATAGCACCGATACCTCGTGGCGAACGTCGTAGGATGAAAAAAGCGATACAGACTACCAAGGACAAGGATTATGCCCGCAGACTTATTGCTCTCATGCAACTCCACGAAGGCAAAACGATTGTCGATGTCTGCCGTATTATCAGTGCAGCCCGCTCCTCAGTGGGTAGGTGGATTGACTGGTTTACTCAAGGTGGTATGGATGCCCTGCACGCTTTGCCTGTTGGCAGACCGCCAACGCTTCCCGTTAGCGAAATGTGTGCGATGCTGACTATTCTGGTTCAGTTTTCCCCGCAGGATTTCGGTTATCAGCGAAGCCGCTGGAGTACAGAGCTTTTAACGATGCAGCTCAATGATGTATTCCAAAGTACAGTGGCGGCTTCTACGGTCAGGCGTTGGTTACCGAAAATCGGGATCGTCTGGCGTAGGGCGGCACCTACCCTCAATATTCGAGACCCTGACAAGGAAGAAAAGCTCGCTCAGATAAGTGAGGCGCTGGACAAATGCAGTGTTGACCATCCGGTGTTTTATGAAGACGAAGTTGATATCGACCTTAACCCCAAAATTGGGGCTGACTGGACGGTAAAAGGCCAGCAGAAAAAAGTGGTCACACCGGGACAGAACTGCA